CATAATTCCCACAGAACGGCGAAAAATGAGATTTTAAGATTTGAAAAAACAACGAATGTAGTACAAAAGTTTTGAGCGAGGAGTAAAATGCGTATTTTAAAATTATTTTTTAATTTAGTTAGGAGGTTTTTTAAAATGGCACACGAAAAAGTTTACGGCATATGTGAAAACAAATGCAGGGTTGAAGTACCAACCAAAGCGGACACATATAACAAGGGTGAAATTGATAATATGATAGGCTCAAAGGCAGACGCTAACCACAATCACGACGACCGTTATTATACAGAGGGTGAGATAAGGGCTATGTTAAATAACAAAGCTAATAACTCACACGTACACGACGACCGTTATTATACTGAAACAGAGATAAAGAACACACTAAACGACCATATCAAAATATGGGAGTATACAGACGCAGCGGTACATAAAATTGCGGCTAAATCTTATGGTAATGTATCAGTAGACGCAAGTTGGAGCAATCATACCATACTAGGTATTGTAGGGGTACAAGCATTAGGTTGTATTGCTAGCTTTGGTTTAGTTGGTAATAAGGCAAATGTTATATTTTATAACCCTACTGACGCAGAAATAACCGTGCAAAACGTTAAAATAACAGTGCTTTACGCTAAGAATGTATAAAATGTGTAGGTGATTTAATGAAAAATACACTTTATATTGACACTACTAATAATTGTGAATGTACGCTTGTTAGTAATGTTGATGATAAGACAGCAAGGTTACAATTAAATATCACTTGTGACACGTCATTAAACCCACAACTAGAAATAGTTGGTAGTCGTAACATTATATTAAGCACTAACCCTTATTTACTAGAGTTTAGTAACTCAGAAATAAGAGGAAGTGGGACACTACAATTCAGAATAGTGGACGATCACCACACAGGCGACTATTTTAATGTAAAACAATGTGACGTATTAGATTATACCCTATACATTACAAAGTCAAGCAACTTTAAATATGAGCTTAAACGTAAAACTATAAGTGAGGGTGACTATTACACAAAAGCTGAGGTTGACGACTTAATAAGTAAAAGCGTAGCGGTTGGAATAGAGGAGGTAAACGTCACTTACCAAAAATCAACCGACGGTGTAAATATACCTACAGGCACTTGGAGTACGTCAATACCTGAGACTATAAGCGGCGAGTACCTTTGGACTTTAACAGAGTTTTTATACACAGACGGTACAAGCTCAAAGAGCTACACCGTTAGTAAAAACGGAGTTGACGGGGCTAAGGGTGACAAAGGCGACACCGGCGAAAAAGGCGATACTGGTACACAGGGTAGGGGTATAAATTTAATAACTAACTATTACCTTGCAACCCCATTAAGTGAGAGTGTCACAACTTCTACAAGTGGTTGGAGTGTAAATATTAAAACACTTACAGCAACTAACAAGTATTTGTGGAATTACGAAAAGGTTACATACACAGACGGTACGACCTCAACAACGACACCGATTATTATAGGTGTTTACGGTGACAAAGGCGAAAAAGGCGATACCGGAGCAAGTGGGGCTACAGGTGCAACCGGACGAGGTATAAGCTCAATTACTGAATATTACCTTGCTAGCTCAGCGTCAAGCGGAGTTACAACCACAACTAGCGGTTGGAGTAATACACCAGTTAACACTACAACCACAAATAAATATTTATGGAACTATGAAAAGATAACATATACAGATAACACAAGTGTTGATACAACACCTAAGATCATAGGAACACACGGAGCTACAGGTGCAACCGGTGCAACCGGTGCGACCGGTGCAACTGGTACAGGTGTTAAAAGTATAGTTGAACAATATTATTTATCAACAAGCAACACCACACAAACGGGCGGTAGTTGGAGTACAACAAGTCCTACGTGGCAAAGTGGTAAATACATTTGGACTAGAAGTTATATAACTTGGTCTGACGACACAACAAGTTATACAACGCCGGTATTGGCTAACGCATTAAATAGTGCGAATAGTACAGCAAACACAGCTAACAACACGGCTAACCAAAACACAAAAGACATAGAAAGAATAGCAACAAGAATAGAGGCGTTAGAGAGTGACTATATCACCGTTAACCAACATTTAGTCGTTAAACAAACGTTAGTTGGTGGTGAGGTTGAGACATTTAACATTGAGGGTAACAAGGCTAGTACTGAAAGTGACGGTTATACAACTATTGATACTGATTTAGGTTACTTTAATTTTACTAAAGACGTTAAAACAACTGACGAAAACGGGTTACCTGTTAGCTTAGTTAATCTTAGTAACACAGTTAAAACACTTGATGAGATATTAGAAGTTGAGATAACTAATTTAAACGATACCGTAACAAATTTAGTAGGTTGGAAGTTAATAGGTAATAAGAGCGGTGTAAATATATTAACTATACCTGATGACATTTGGGCAAAAGCTAAAGAATTTAAAATTGAATGTCTTTTATATGAGCAAGATAATCCGTGGTTATGTATTGAGTGTTCTAAATTTGACAACACTGCACAGATACGTTACGGGGTAAGTAATTATTATGACGCAAATTATTACCAAAATATAGTATTCTTGGTTGGTAACAAGCAAGTTGTACCACAACAAGGCTGGATAAATGGTAAGTATAACGGTGTTACAGTAAGTTATACAAAATTACAATATTATGTATATTGGCGTTAAAAAGAGGTTGATTAAATGACAAGAAAAGAGCAGCTTAAAAACTTAATAAAAGTAAATAATGAGTTGACAGAGCATTTAATTGACGACCTTTTATTTATGGAAAAATCACTAGATTACTATATGGGTTTACCTCATATATCAGTTAACCCTAACAACCCTTTGCAGCAGAAAGCCACGCCAGCGGCTAAGCTGTATAAGGAAACCTTACAACAATACACTAATGTTATTAAGGTATTGGCACAATGTACGGGTGATAATTTGGAGGACGAAGAAAGTCCACTTAGAAAGTGGGCGAAGTCGTACCAGTCTTTACAAGGTGGTGAGTAAATATGCTTATCACAGAGCGTAAAATATGGACGCCCGATAACTCTAATTTACTTAGATATAAAGCGGAAATTGACGAGGGTAAAATCTTAGTAGGGCAGGAGCTTTACACAGAGCTTGAAAACCTAGTTGACGACCTTTTCCACAATGACGAGTATTTTTACGATACAAACGACGCATTTTTACGTATGCACTTTATGGAAAATTGCGTCCGACTTACAAAGTCACCTTTTTATAATCAACCTATGATACTTATGTTATGGCAGAAAGCATTTATAGAAACTATGTATAGTTTCAAAATGGCACGTAACTATAAGGAACAAAAAAAGATAATAGACAGATTTAAAAAGATACTTTTACTAATTGCACGTAAGAATACGAAAAGTGAAACTTGTTCAGGTTTGGGCTTATCTGAGTTTCAATGTGGAAATGAGGGTGCGGACTTAGTTTGTAGCTCAAATGACGACGCACAGGCCGCCTTAACATATGACGCAATAGACACTATGCGGCTTTTGGTAGATCCTAAAGAAAAGGACACTAAAAGAAACCAGCGTTTTATACAACATAAGGTATTTAATACTAAAATATTTAAGTTATCAGACCGTACAAAGAACAAAGAGGGACGTAACATTGATTGGGCGGTGGTTGATGAAGTCCACGAAATGAAAGACAACGTTATTGTTAAATCAATAGAACAGTCACAGTCCCTAAAGGATAACCCTAAGTTAATACTTATCACTACTGAGGGCTTTGTGCAGGACGGTTTTTTAGATGAAGAGTTAAAGACAGCAAGGGCAATAATTAAAGGCGAAGATGATAGTCTATCCGCACAGCGTTACTTGCCGTGGCTATATACACAAGACAGCGAACAAGAGGTTTTTACTAACCCTAAATCTTGGGTTAAGAGTAACCCGACTTTAGGTATTGTTAAAAAATGGGACTATTTATATGAACAGGTGGACGCAGCAAGAAAGCGTAAAGCCGACCGTATATTTGTACTCAGTAAAGATTTTAACTTTAAGCAAAATGGAGCTGAGAGCTGGTTAAATGTTGAGGACTACGACTATAAGGCAAAATACAACATTGAAGAGTTACGAGGTTGTTATTGTGTGGGACACGTAGACTTAGCAGAGACAACAGACCTTTGTTGTGCTAAGGCTTTAATACTTAAAGGTAATACAAAATACATAGTAACTCATTATTTCATACCACAAAGTAAATTAGAGGTTGATAACGACGACCACAACGCAGGGGCTAAATACAGCGAGTGGGCTAAGCAGGGTTATATAACCGTATGCGAGGGTAACGACATTGATTTATCAATAGTTGCAGACTGGTTTTATAAAACCTTATACCTTGAATACGGCATTAAACTTTATAAATGCGGTTATGATCAGAGATTTGCTAAAGAGTGGTTGAAGCAAATGGAAATTTACGGCTGGTACAAAGGCGAGGACGGCGAAATCGAAATGGTTTTACAAAATGCAGAAACACTTAACAACGCTATCTTACTTTGTGAGGCTGATTTTAAATCACAATACATAAATTACAATGAAAACCCCGTAGACCGTTGGTGTTTAAAAAATGCGTGTGTAAAGGTTAACGAAAAAAGACAGTCTTTAATTGTTAAAACCGACAACGCACATAAAATTGACGGTGCGGTAACGTTGGTATCACTATATGAAATGTATAGAAGATATAGAAGCGACTTACGCAAAATGGGAGGTTAAATATGAACAAATACCCCGTAACAATGTTAACAGTAAAGAGGAGGTGTTAATGTGGGCTGGTTGAGTAAGTTATTGAGACGAGATACAAAAAGCAGAATATACGCAGACACGTTAAGCGGATATAGTCCTATTTTTTCACAGTTTGGAGACAACATATACGCTAGTGACGTAGTACAGCAAGCTATAAGCTGCATTGTGTCAGAAATGAAAAAACTACAAATAACCCACGTAAAAAGTAACGATAGGGACATTGTACCCGTTGACGGTAGTTTACAAAAAATATTAGACAACCCGAACGAGTTAATGACACAGAGCGACTTTATAGAAAAAATTATATGGCAACTCTTTTTTAACTATAACTCTTTTATCATACCGACTTATTACATTAACACGTATGACGACGGTACAACAAAGAGAGTGTATACAGGCTTATATCCTATACAGCCTACACAGGTTGACTTTATACAGGACGAAAGCAACAAGCTATTTGTTAAGTTTAGATTTGCTAACGGCTATGAAACTATAGTTGATTATAAAGACGTAATACACATACGTTATAGATACTCAGTTAATGAGTATATGGGCGGTAATGTGAGCGGCCAGCCGGACAATGAAGCACTTTTACAGACTTTGGAGCTTAACAATGAGCTTTTAAAGGGTGTTGCTAAGGCTATGAAAGCAAGCTACGCAATTAACGGTGTTATTAAGTACAATACCCACATTGAAGCGGAAAAGACAGAGGCAAACATTAAAGAGCTTGAAAACAAGTTGTTAAATAATGAGAGTGGATTTTTACCGCTTGACTTAAAAGCTGACTTTATGCCGCTTAACCACGATACACAGCTTGTAGACGCTGAGACACTTAAATTTATTGATGAAAAGATTTTAAGACATTTTGGCGTACCGCTTTGTATATTGACTGGTGACTATACACCGGAGCAGCTAAGTGCTTTTTATCAAAAGACACTTGAACCGCTTATTATTTCAATCTCACAAGCGTTTACTAAGGGGTTATTTACAAACCGTGAGCGGGAGTTTAAAAACGCTATAAAGTTTTACCCTAAAGAGCTTATATTTATGAGCGTAAACCAAACTTTAGAAATGCTTAGAATATTAGGCGACAGAGGGGAGCTATACAGTAACGAAGTAAGAGCGGCTATTGGTTTGAAACCGCTTAAAGAGTTAGAGGGCGTGCGTATGATGTCATTAAATTATATCAATGTAAACGACGCACATAAATATCAAGTGGGAGGTGCACAAAATGACTAGAGTTGACTACACAAGCTATGCAACAGATTATGTAGCATTAAGTACAGAGGAAAAACCGGTTGAAAATATGGTTGACGGTTCAACATTACTTGAAGTTGATACAAGTACAATTTATGTATTTTATCAGGGTACTTGGTACGCTCAGAATTGAGGTGTTTAAAATATGAACTTTCCAAACTTTTATTTTAAACGCAGAAAAAGACCGTCATATTTAAAGGCGAAATTATTAAGCGGTGCAAACGGTGCAAAGGTGAACTTGTTTGACAAATCAAAATCACCGGGCGAAGGTATAAAAAATGAAACCGCAGTTGAAACGTGGGCAGGTACAGCATACAAAAATGAAGATTTAATAAGTGTGTTGAAACCAAACAAAAAGTATTTAATGTCGTATGACTATGAGTGTATTGACGTTCCCGATAATGCAACGTTAAATTCAAATCAAATGGGGTTTATTTTTTATAGTGGCGTGAATTCTGAAATTTATCCAGCCATAACCGCTACAAAAGAACTAGCACTTAAAATCGGGGATAAAGGACATTTTGAAAAAGTGATAACTATACCCGAAAGGTTTAACGATAGTGTTGCAAATTATAATATGCTTTGTTATACGAATAGATATTTAGATGAAAGCGACAATGCTTATTATAGCAAAGTAATATTTAGAAATATACGAATTGTGGAGGTGTAAAAATGGATAAAATAACAGGTTGTTATAAACAGTCACAGGAACAAACTAAAATAACACGTTGTTATAACTTTGAAATGCGAACCAGTAGGGACGAGCAGGAAAGAGGTATAATTGAGGGTTACGCTATCGTATATGATAGTGAAACGGATTTAGGTTATTTTAGGGAAATTATAAAAAGTGGAGCACTTAAAAATACTGACTTAAAGGACGTTAGATTTTTAGTAAATCATAATACAGATATGATACCACTTGCAAGAAGTCGCAACAACAACGAGAATAGCACAATGCAGCTTATTGTTGATGAAAAAGGCCTTAAAATACGTGTCAAGTTGGATATTGAAAACAACACAGAGGCACGCAATTTATATAGTGCTATTGAGCGTGGCGACATTACCGGTATGTCATTTATGTTTACTATTAGAGCTGAGAAGTGGGACGACGAGGACACAGACCACCCTAAGCGAACTATAACAGATATAGAGCAGGTGTTTGAAGTGTCCGCCGTGACATTCCCGGCTTACGAGGAAACAGAGATTAACGCACGTTGTAAAGAAGAGCTGGAGAGCTACCGAAGCACGCTGGATAGCGTGAGACGCAACAACACACCGGAGGGCGTGAGCGTTGATAATATAGAGCTTTTAAAGCTCAAAATAAGAACAAAGTTATGTATGTAAATTTTTTTACTTACAAAGTGTCTTAAAAAGACACAAACAAATTAAAATTATTTTTTAAATTTAGGAGGACAAAGAAACTATGAAGAAATTTTTAAGAAATCTTATCGCAAACAAGAAAACAGAGCTTAAAGCTACTGAGGCACGTTTTGAGAAGTCAACAGACGAGGCAGAAATTAGAGCACTTGGCGAGACTATGAAGTCTTTAAGAGACGAGATAGACGCAGCAGAAGAGCAGCTTGCTAAGTTGGACGAGGACAACAACACAGACGATAACGGAGCAGAGGGCACAGACGAGACAGAGGGTAGAAGTGTTGTAACTCAGACTGATGTTAGAAACGCTGGTATTGTTGGATCATTTGTACAGAACGCACAGCCTACAGAAAAGAGAGAGGGCGAAACTGTACTTGACACAATGGAGTATAGAAAGGCATTTGCTACATACGTACGTACTGGTGACGTATCAGGTATTAAGGCTATTGAGACAAGAGACGCAGAGGCTAAGCAGGTACTTACAAGTGATATTGGTAAGCTCATTCCAAATACAGTTATGAAAGAGTTTATTAAGGAACTTAAAGTATACGGCAACCTTTACAACAGAGTTAGAAAGCTCAATGTTAAGGGCGGTGTAGAGTTCCCTATTGAGGAGCTTGTACCTACAGTAAGCTGGATCACAGAGACTACAATATCAGACACACAGTCTACACCTGAGGTTAAGACTTCTGTTAGCTTTGGTTATCACATTTGCGAGGCAAGAATTGCACAGTCTCTTCTTTCAAGCATTGTTTCTATTGATTACCTTGAGAGTGAAATTGCTAAGTTGCTTGCAGAGGCATTTATTAAGGAATTTGACAGAATTATTGTTAACGGTTCAGGTTCAGGACAGCCTTTAGGTATTCTTAACGATACAAGAGTTAAGGAAGCTAACAAGATCAAGTTTACAGAAGCACAGCTTGCTGACTGGGTAGAGATTAGAAAGCGTCTCTTTGCTAAAATTCCACTTGCTTATAGAGGTCAGGGAATGTTTGTAATGACTGTTTCAACTTGGGAGACATATTTTATGACACTCAAGGACAGCAACAACAGACCGCTTGCAACTGAGACATTTAATGTTGAGGACGGAACAACAACTTGCCGTTTCGCAGGTAAGGAAGTACAGCTTGTTGAGGCTGATATTATTAAGGACTTTGACGCAGCAGGTAACGGCGAAGCGTTCGCAATTTACTTTAGACCTCAGGACTACGCTATTAACTCACAGTTACAGGTAGGCTTTAAGCGTTACTTTAACGAGGATACTAACAAGTGGGTTAACAAGGGACTTTGCATAATGGACGGTAAGTTACTTGACGTTAACGGTGTATTCTTACTTACAAAGTAATTAGACATTTAGTTAAATACCTTGCGTGTGCGTTAGTGTGTTGCGTACACGTAAGGTAATTGTTAGGAGGTTATAAAAATATGACTACTATTGAAGCATTAAAGAATTTAGCGGTTGCTATGGGTTGTGCGGCTGACGTGGCAAGCGTAACCGGTGACACAATACCTGAGGTTATACAGTTTATGGCTGATAACTACACAGCAGGTTAATTTTAAGGAGGTTATGCCGTGGCAGAGATACTAACGAGCGAAGAATTATTAACCAAAGTAAAAAATGCGTTAGGTGTAAGCGGTACTTATCAAAATGACACCTTGAACGTATACATTGACGAGGTTAAAAGCGTAATGCTTATGGCCGGCGTTAGTGAAAACGTTGTGAATAGTAGCGTTGCGGTTGGTATCATAAGCCGTGGCGTGGCTGACTTGTGGAATTACGGAGCAGGTACAACAGATTTAAGCTCATATTTTCACCAAAGGTTAACGCAGCTAGTGTTAAACGAAGCTGGTAATAAAGAGGTGAGCGTATGAGTGGGTATATACCGCAAGTGCCTTTTAACGTTACAGCGTGGCTACTTATACCCACGTATGAACCCGTAAAAGGTATAAGCAAAAAGACTTATACAAAGGACGAAGAGCCTTTTAATTGTGGTTTTCGTTCGTTTGGCGGTACTGAAACCGTAGTTAATGGCGTTACAGTCGTAGAAGATACAGCGGTTATAGAAACGTGGTACGATCCACGAATTAAGAGCGGTTGTAAAGTGCTTATAGAAGAGCTTGAATACGAGATTATGGGAACGCCTGAAAATATCAATATGCGTAACCAGTATATGAGGTTTAAGGTGCGTGCTATAAAAGGCGGTGCGTAGTTATGGCTAAGAAAAACACATTAAACCTTGATACTAAGGGGCTTGAAGAGCTTATAACAAAGTTAGACGAGTTGGAGGGCGACGTTAAAGAGGTTGTAACCGACGCATTAGAGCAAGCAGCAGAAACCATAGAGTATGACACATTAGACGCATTACAAAAAGCTAACCTACCGGCAGGCGGTAAATATTCTGACGGTGACACAGAGAAAAGCGTTGTAAGACGTTCGCAGGTCAAATGGGAGGGAGCTTATGCAAGCGTTAACGTAGGTTTTGACTATGGGAAACAAGGTGCGGGCGGATTGCTTATAACCGGTACGCCGAAAATGAAACCTGATAATAAGTTAAATAAGATTTATAAGGGTAAGCGTTATATGAAACAAATTCAAAATGATATGGCGGAAATTATACAAGACGCTATAAATGAAAAATTGGAGGGCGGTTAATGGAAGATAAGTTAATAGAGTTACTTAAAACTTTATGCGGTGAAGTACACCAGCAAGGGAGCTTAGCAGACGTTTGGCCGGCTGACTTTTTCACATTTTGGGAACGTCCTAGTTATGACGGGGCACATTATGACAATAACGCTGTTAGTTGTGTTTATGAGTATGATATAAATTTCTATTCAACCGACCCGGCTAAACCTTATGAGTATATAAGAAAAGCAAAGAAACTATTAAAAGAAAATGGCTTTATTTTATCCGGTAATGGTTACCCCGTAGATAGCGGAGTAACAACCCACACAGGGCGACAGATACAAGCAAGCTATTTAGAAAGAGAGGTATAAAACGATATGGAAAAAGTAAAATGTATCGAGTACAGAGGTATTAGGGACGTAGTAGCGGCTGAGGTTTTAGTTGATACAATGGAAACCTTTGAGTGTGGCGAACCTTTTAGTTTGGCTTGGTCTAGTGAGTTAAGCCGTGAGACTGAGAACTCAAGTGAGACACATTACTACGACAACGTACCAGCTATTATTATTGATAGTACCGGAGCGGACACCGTGGGCGTTAATACGTCAGCTATTCCAAACGACGTTATTGCAAAGATAACCGGTCAGTATTTTGACGAAGAGTTACAAATGCTGGTTGAGGGCGAGCGTGAGGCTAAGTATTATGCTTTAGGTTACGTTACAGAGACTACAGACGGTGAGGAAATGTTAGTGTGGCGTAACAAGGGTAAGTTTGGTATACCGTCAAGTACACACGCTACAAAGACCGACGGTACAGAGGCTAACGGTCAGGAAATCACTTACACAGGTATTAACACCGTGCATAAGTTTGCTAAGACTGGTAAGTCGTCAAGAGCTGTTAACATTCCTAAGAGCACTTGTCCTTTGTCTGAGGCTGAATTTTTCGCAAGTGTACAGACAGTTGACACAATCGAGGCAGCTAAGGCGGCAGGTTAATTAACAACATAGCACGTCATATTTAATGTGACGTGCTTATTTTAAATAATTAAAAAATAATTTTAAAAATATAATTTTAAAAAATGGGAGGTTGATAATATGGCAACGTTAAAATTAAACATTTACAAAAACCAAAGAGAGATTGAAAAGACTTTAGAGGCTGAGAGCTACGACTTGATGTTTGGAACGGTAGAAGATTTGTTACAGATTTTCGATCCGGATAGTTTGACTGATAACGTGAAAATTGCGGAAATGGTATTTAAGTATTTTAACGAACTTAAACCATTGTTAATGGATATATTCCCGGAACTTAAAGACGAGGACACAAGAAATATTAAAATTAAGGAGTTAGTACCGCTATTTATTACCATTGGTAAGAGTGTAGCAGAGGACTTTAAGTTTTTAATACAGGGAAACCAGCAGAGGGCGTAGAAGATGATACGCCCGTATACGACACATTTTTCGACTTAACTATAAATCTATGTGAACGTTTCCCCGCTTATACCCCTACAGGTATACGTAAAGAACGTTCAACCGAGATATTTAAAATGTTAGGTAGATTAAACAGACATACTACAAACAAAGATAAACCAAAGGTAGTTAGAAAAAAAGCACCTGATACGTGGTTTTAATTTTTGTTTTAAAGTGTCTTATTTAGACACTTTAATATTTAAGGTGGTGAGGATATGGCGAACGAAACAACAAATAAATTAGGCTTAGACATAAGCGAATTTAAAAAGAATATACAAGAGGCTAACAGACTTATACGAGTTGCTAACTCAGAGTTTAAGGCTGCAAGCTCAGGTATGGGTGATTGGGCGAAAAGTGCGGACGGGATAGGTGCTAAATTAAAAAACCTTAAAAGCGTCCTTAATTCCCAAAATACCATACTTAACAGCTTAGAAGCACAGTATAAAGCCGTAGCAGACGCAGAGGGTGAAAGCTCAAAGGGAGCACAAGAGCTTTTAATTAAGATCAATAACCAAAAAGCCGCTATAAATAAGACTAATAGCGAAATTGACAAATGGGAAACCGCTTTAAATGACTTAAACAATGAGTTAGACGATAGCACAAACGAGCTAGGCGACTTTGCTAAAAATACTAAAAACTTAGGTGACGCAGCGGACGACGCTAAGAGTGACATTAAAAACTTAGGTGATGGCTTTACGGTTTTAAAGGGTGCTATGGCTAACTTAGTTGCTGACGGTATAAAGTCCCTCATAAGTGGATTTGGTAGCCTTGCAGAAAGCACAAGAGGTTATAGAACCGAAATGGCGAAACTGGAAACGGCTTTTGACACCGCAGAGCTAGGAGCTGACGCAGCTAAGGACACATACGAGGACTTATACGGCGTGTTAGCTGACGAGGGAAGAGCAACAGAGGCAGCACAGCAATTAGCTAAAATAAGCGACAACGAAAAAGAGCTTGAAGCTAACACAAAAATACTTACAGGTGTTTTTGCTGAGTATGGCGACAGTATACCTACAGAGGGACTAGCTGAGGGTATGGCTGCCACCGCTTCAATGGGTGAGGTGCAAGGTGTACTTGCTGACGCTTTGGAGTGGCAGGGTGTAAACCTAGAGGACTTTAACGAAAAGCTAGGTAAATTGTCAACCGAGGAAGAGAGGGCGGCACTTATACAGGAAACCTTAACCGGTTTGTATGGTGAGAGTGCGGACAAGTACAGAGAGAATAACAAAGAGGTTATAGCGGCAAATGAAGCACAAGCACAGTTAACAGAGAGTTACGCAAATTTAGGAGCTAAGGCAGAGCCGATTATAACCACTATGAAACAAGGTATGGCAGACTTACTAGCAGCTATACTTAATATGGTTGACGGCGTTGACTTTTCAAAGGTGAGCGACGCTATAAAAAAGGGGTTTGGTTATTTTATCGACAATGTGTTACCGGCAATTAAAGCAGGTTTTACTTGGATCAAGGATAATTGGACTTATATTGAAGCGGGCATAATGGCAATAGTTGCGGGTTTTATCGCTTGGAAAGCCGTCGGTGTTGCAACAATGGTACAAGGTATGATAACTAAGTTGATTGCACTTGTGGCAGCTCAGGAGGGTGCGACAGTCGCACAAAAGCTATTAAATTTAGCTATGAAAGCTAACGTTATAGGAATTGTTATAACCGCTATAGCCGGACTTGTTGCGGCGTTTGTGACACTTTGGAATAAATCAGAGGCGTTTAGAAATTTTTGGATTGGACTTTGGAACAAAATTAAAGAGACAGCAAAAAATGCAAAAGACGCTATAGCTAAATTTTTTGTAGAATTGTGGAACACAATAACTGAAAAATGGCAAAATATTACAGGTTGGTTTTCTGAAAAGTGGAACGGTATAAAAAACGGTGCAAAAGAACTTAAAGATAATGTTGTTAACTTTTTTAAAGACGCTTGGAAAGGTGTAACTGATACTTGGGACAAGGTGACAGGCTACTTTAAGGAAAAATGGCAATCTATCAAAGATACGTTTTCAAGCGTTAAACAGTGGTTTGGTGATACCTTTGCCGGAGCTTGGCAGGCTATAAAAGATAAATTTGCTAGTTGGGGCGAATTTTGGGGCGGTCTTTGGACTAAGGTTAAAGATAAATTTAGTGATATAGGTACGTCAATCGGATCAGCGATAAGCGACACCGTAACAAGTGGTATTAACGGTATTATAAGCACTATTGAAAACACTATTAACGCAGGTATTAAGCTCATTAATGGAGCTATTGACATTATTAATCTAGCACCGGGCGTTGATATAGGACACGTTAACTCATTAAGTTTACCTAGATTGTGGCAAGGCGGTATTCTCAAAAGGGGGCAGGTTGGTTTATTGGAGGGAAAAGGTGACGAGGCCGTCGTCCCTTTGCATAATAATAAAAAATGGGTTCGTAAAACAGCTCAGGATATGACACAAGCCCTAAAAGACGAGGGAGTTATTACACCCGGCGGTAAGTACGGCGGTAGAGTGGTTAACCAAACATTCAACCAGTACAACAACAGCCCTAAACCATTAAGCCGACTTGAAATATACAGACAAACTAAGCGACAGTTAGCATTTGCAAAGGGGGTTTAAACCGTGTATACACTAAGCGTTGAAAATCACAAAGGGGAAAAGTTACAGCTTACTCAAAATATAAATTATAACGTTTTGCGTGTGAGTGGTTTAAACCCACCAAACGCAAACGTTAACACCTCAGTTAACGCAAACTTTGACGGGTCAACTTATAAGAGCAGCCGTTTAAATGAGCGTAACATTGTAATTGAGCTTACTATTGAGGGTGACGTTGAGGCTAACCGTATTAACTTATACAAATACTTTAAAAACAAGCACGCTTGCAAGGTGTATTATGCAAACGATACAAGGTATGTATACATTAACGGTTACGTTGAGAGCTTTGAAGTTGATTTATTTGAACAGAAACAAAAGGCACAAATTAGTATACTTTGTCCTAAACCACACTTTATAAATTTATCTAACTCTATGATAGATTTTAGCTCAATAGTACCTTTATTTGAATTTCCTTTTTCAATCGAGGAGGCAGGTATTGAGTTTAGTAAACTCTTAGTAAATCAAACAAAGTCAATCATTAATAACGGTGATGTATCAACCGGTATGTTAATTGAGTTAAAAGCGGTTGGACTTGTGTTAAATCCTAAAATATACAATGTTGAGACAGGCGAAAGCATTATATTAGACATTGAAATGCAGAGCGGCGACATAGTAAGGGTTAACACTAACGCAGGTGAAAAGTCTATAACTATGATTGTTGACGGCGTGGAAAGTAACATTATTAACCGTATGCGGTACGGTTCAAAGTGGTTACAGCTGGAAAGTGGCGACAACATATACTTATATACGGCTGACGAGTTTCCCGAAAACTTAACGTGTACGTTTATATATCAAGACAAATACGAGGGGGTTTAATATATGAATATATATGTATTAGATAAATCCCTTAATAAGATTGATGTTATAGACGATTACGAAAGCGTAATATGGACTACCCGTTATTTTACTTACGGTGACTTTGAATTAACCGTAAACGCAACCATTAAATATATTAACTTACTACAAAGGCACTTTTACTTAGTAAGGGAGCAGGACATTGTTAATGACGAGTATCACAATGTAATGATCATACTAAATAGACAAATTACAACTGACGAGGAAGAGGGCGACAAGTTAACCGTTAAGGGGTACTGTTTAAAATCAATCCTTAAAAGGCGTGTAATAGTCAATCAAACTATATTAAACGGTAAAGTTGAAGATTGTGTTAAACAGCTTATCAGTGAAAATATAGTTAACCCTACTGACGCAAGCCGTCAAATTACTAATTTTAAATTTGGCACAAATAACCTAGTAAGCTCTAATAAAATGAGCTTACAGGTTACAGGTGATAATTTAGAAGAAACGGTATACAGTATTTGCACCGCTTACGGTTACGGTTACGACATTTATATAAACGAGGATAAAGAGTTTGTATTTTATATGTATGAGGGAGCGGACAGGTCATACGCTCAGGACGAAAACCCACACGTAGTATTTTCTAACGAATTTGATAACCTTTTATCGAGTAACTACGAGGTAAACGGTGACAATTACGCAAACGTGGCTATTGTGGCCGGTGAGGGTGAGGGTGTAAGCCGTAAAAAAGTTAGCGTTGGAAGTACAACAGGTTTAGAACGCTTTGAGGTTTACGTTGACAGTCGTAACAGCTCAACTAATGACGGCACTATAAGCGACACAGATTATTATAATATGCTTATAGAAGAGGGAAACGAAACACTACTTGAAGCGGCTATAACTACTAAATTTGAGGGTGAAGTTGACAACACTATTAACTATGAGCTTAACGTTAACTACTTCTTAGGTGACTTAGTACAAGTAGAGAATGATTACAAAATACAAGGAAGAGCACGAATAATAGAAGTAATACATAGCGAAGATGAAACAGGCGAAACAATAATACCAACATTTTCAGATATGGAGGGAGTGTAAAAAATGGCTATAACATATGGATTTTTTAACAGCTTAAACGGTGACAGAGTTTATAACGCAGATCAAATAGGCAATATGTTTAAGGGACTTATAAGCGACGGTGTATATGACAGCGTAGACCACGCATACATAGTTAAGCCGTCAAGTGGTTTAACCCTTAGCGTGGGTAGCGGTAGAGCTATTGTATACGACAAATGGGCGGAAAATGACGCAGATATAAACATAACATTAAATGCGGCACACGTTACATTAAACAGATATACAGCTATAGTGTTAAGAAAGTCAGTTACTAACAGAGCTATAACGCTAGAAATGATAGACGGTACACCAGCGACAACACCAACTAAACCGGATATTTTAAGAAATGAAAGCAATTACGATTTATGCTTAGCTTATGTGTACGTACCAGCGGGAGCAAACAACATAACCGCTGCAAATATTGAGGACACAAGAGCAAATACAAGTATATGCGGATTTGTACACGGTTTAGTTGAACAGGTAGACACTACAGAGCTATTTAACCAATACAAGGCAGCTTGTGAAGAAGATATAGCACGTATGACAGCGTGGGAGGAGCAGCAAAAAGCGGCTTTTAATGCGTGGTTTGAAACCTTATCAAGTCAACTATTGGTAAATACTTATATTGAGCGTTTGCAAGCTAACTATACGGTTACAGATGAACGCTGGTATATACAGATACCGGAAGAGCTTGAATATACCACAAGTGACATATTAGACGTATATATTAACGGTGTATTATATGTTGAAGACCTTGATTATACAATCGAGTTAAACGAGGTTGAGGGTGGTTATATGACTAAATTTGTTGAGAGCTTACAAGCAAACGAAGCAACAACACAGATTATAACCTTTATAGTTACAAGGTCAAAAATAGGCTTTAGCACAACTTAATAACATACCCTTTAGACGCTGTATTTTGACGATACAGCGTTTTTTATTTGCTTAGGGTAGATTTATCTATTTAATAGTAGAAAAGCGGTTAAATGAAGCGAATTTTAAAAATTAAAAATTTTAAAATTATGTTTTAAAAATGTATTGACACTATACTACATTTGTAGTATAGTGAGTATATAAGATAACAACAAACATTTTAGGAGGTAATTATTATGACAATAGCAAACGAAATCATTAAATTAGAAAAGGTGTTTGACGCACTCAATGAAAAGTATTTCAATAATGAGCTTCACCAACCAGTTATAACAATACAGAGCGACACAACAAAGGGAGCTTACGGGTGGTGTACAAGTTATAAGGCTTGGAAAGAGGGCGAAGTTGAAAACTACGAAATTAATATATGTGCTGAGTATTTAGACAGAGGTATTAAGGCGTTAGCTGAAACAATGTTACACGAAATGGTACACTTAGACAACGTTAATAAGGGTGTACAGGACACAAGCAATAATGGCTTTTACCACAACGTAAAATATAAAAAGGCAGCAGAGCAACACGGTTTAATAGTTAAGAAAGATAACAAGTACGGTTGGTGTATTACAGAGCTTGACGAGGACGCAGAAAAGTTTATTGAGGGTTTAGGGTTTGAAGATACTAACATTGTTAGAAAGAAGATAGACAAACAAAAGAAAACAAGTAAAAACAATTCTATTAAATACCTTTGCCCTTGCTGTGGAGCTATTGTAAGAGCTACAAAGCCAGTAAATATAGCTTGTTGGGATTGTGAAGAGCAAATGTTAACCGCCTAAAAATAGGCGGTTAATTTTTTGCATAATAAAAGAGCGGTAACCAGTCACCGCCCTTTTACGTTGTGTAATGTAGAATGAATGAAGAAAGAATATATATCATTTAATTTATTATATGAGTATTGTTAATATTTGTCAATAATTGTTAGCCTTTAAATTAGCTTTTAACTTTTCATTTTCCACAATATCAGATATGCGGCAATTAAGAGCGGTACTAATTGCCAAAAGTGTTTCTAACTTCATACCGTCCACATTTCTTAACCCTTGCTCATATGACTGTAACGATCTAACACTAGTGTTTATTTTATCCGCTAATTGTGTTTGAGATATACCGGCCTTAATTCTCATTTCTTTTAAATTAGACATACTTTAAACCTCCTATGTATTTTTAATTATTGTACTACTTTAGTGGTATAAAGTCAATGTAATTACTGATTTAACAACGTGATCAACTATTTAAGGGTGTATTTTTTTATAACAGTACAACTATTTGACAACTATTTGACAACTATTTTTGAAAAATAGTTGTACCGCTTGAAGCCTTATAAAATAAGGGTTTGCGGGCTTTGGTACAACTATACGTACATTTTTCTTTTATTCCTGTAACATTTTAAAAAAAGTACAGCTGTACTAATTTAATA